TTAAGAGTTCAGATCGATCCACAAAGCGGGGCGGACAGCATATTGATCGCAGTGGACAAAGTTGCCGCGCTCGTAGACATAGCCGCCATAGTTGACAATAGCGGCACAATCCCAAAATTCGCCGGGCGACCTCAGCCACCAGCCGCCATAGTCGTTTCTCCGAGCGCCATTAGCAACTGCATAATCCGTAGGCTTACACTGGCTTGCACTAAGGGAGCTGAAATATTTATTGACTTCTGTTATACTGAGTAAGAATACTTGATCCTGCGTTGCATTGCCCGGATTGGTGATATAGTCGGGGTTCTTATCTGCAGATACAGTCACTGTAGGAATCATAGCCTTTTCATCGGCAGAAAATGCTGCATTGATAAAATCATTGTTCAGCCACTCGCGGAGGTCGCAGGTTTCCCAAGTAACATACGTTTTGCTTATATTGTATCGCCAGCAATCAAGAGCATATTTGCTGATGACAAGGATTTTTGTTCCGTCTTTTGCTAAGACCAACCATTCAATATCTTCTTGCCCGTTTGACTTGTTATTGTCCTGCTCATATGAACCTAATTTATATACATCTCCAACATTCACGCTTTTAACCTTATTCCATACTTCTTCACCATAGATATTAATATTACATTTTTCAATTTTATTAACACTATCTCTATACCCATCAAGCGCCTCAAATGCTGATATTGCTTCGCTGTATTTTCCAGCATCCATCAAAGCAATAGCATCGTTGTATTTGCCGTTGGGAATGATAACCGTGTTCAAAACGATTATAAAAGCAGTAACAGCGCAAACGATTGGTGTTGTAATAATGGCAATTTTCTTGTTTCGTTTTGCAATACGTTCTGCTTCTTTGCGTGCAATTTCCGCTTGGCGTTCTTTTTCTAAACGATCTGCCTCTGCCTTTGCCTTGATTTCCTCTATCTTCTTTTGGCAGGTGTAAATCTTTTCATCGGCATCCTTCCAACCGGAGATAGATGCAAACAATTTGATTGCAGATCTGTAATTGTTCACAAGATTTCCTGTCATTTTTGCTTTGCCCTCAGAAAGAATGGAATCTTTGCGTGCAACCTCCGCTTTCTCGTAGCACGATTGTGCAAGAACAGCCGAATCCTGATATTCACTAATAGATTCAAAAAGCTGCGCCGCTTCCTTATAAGCACTCTCGGTATTTGCCGCAGACATCGCATTTTTTGCACGGGTATAAATACCGTCAAGACGGGCATTTTCATTGCGGGTATTGATATGCTCTATGTAGCCCGTAAGTGCGGACCTTAACTTCTCATCAGCAAAGCGGACGGCTTTTTGGTAGTTGTTGCTATCATCAAAGGGCTCTTCGCAATTTTTTAGGCTATCTTGATTTTCTACACACAGCTCTGCCATAAGCTTACCAAGATACGCCTGTGCGTTTTCAGGATCTTGATTGAGAACCTGCTCGCAGAAATCATCCGCGCGTTCCCAATCGCCATCCTCAATGAACATGAAGGCGCGTTTCAAGAGAGGAGCGACGTTGGCGTTTCCTCCACTAATTACAGTTTCCTTAACAACGGTTGTCTTGGGCGCATCTGCCTGTGCAATCTTTTTGATTCCGCGGATCAGATCCTGCATGAAGCCAAGTCTGGACATATCCTGCGCCTGAAGATGAGAAAACTCTTCCGGCAAATCATAGGGATCCATATCCTTATATGCCGGAACCAGAACCTTCTTCTGCCCCTGCCGTATCAGAGACAGATACCGGCTCCACTCGTTTTTAACCCAGACAGCATTGAAGAATTCCGGTCTTGTGCCGAGAACTACCATAACCTTTGCTGAGTTCAGAGCCGCAAATATGTAAGGCTCGTATGCGGAACCAAGCTTATCCTCAAGAGTTATCCGGGCAAAAAAGACCTTAAACCCTTCCTGGGTAAGCTGATGGTACAAATCGTTTGCCAGAACAGAATCCTGTGTTCTCCGCCCGTTGTTATCGGTTTCCTTATAACAGATAAACACATCAAACGGTTCTTCTTTTTGGGAAATGGCAAGGATACCTTTTTGAATTTCGTTAATAGCCTTTGCTTCTTCCTCGTAAATGCTACGTTGATATCCATCCGCATACTGTAATGCAGACTTATAGTTATCATCATCAAAAATAGAAGTGAATTGAGCTCGGTTTACGGTGGGAATACGTTTATGAGAAGAAGGGTCTTCCACATACTCAATACCGTAGCGGCAGAGGACTAAAGACCAATACGCTTCGGCGTCGGTGCTGTCCTCATTCAGTATCTGCTCATAGATACCCATCGCCTTATCAAATTCATTGTTGCGCCGGAAATGATTTGCGCGGTCATACATATTCGCACGCTTGTCGTCATCGAGCTTGGGCAACGTCTGCTGCGTGCCGCAATACTCGCATTCTATTACTGTTGTTCCTGCGGCGATCTCCAATGATCCGCCACACATTTTACACTTAAATGATGCCATCATGTACTCCTTTATTTCGTCTTATCTTTTGATTTTTTTACTTCTTGGTAAAGCTTGTGTATTTGATTTATATAATTTATCGGCATGCACAAATATGCTGATTGATTTCCATTTTTGGAATAATCAACAATTTCGACATATAATTCATTATTTTGCTTGAATACGTTAGTTTTTCCGTGTGCTATACCATTGCGGATATGCCTTATAAAATCTTTGGCTTCTCCATCACCTTTCGTCATCATAATGAGCATATTATGATCAGTTCGTTCAGTAGGAAAAATAAGATTTTTGGCACAGTCATAGAAATATGTATTATCCCCAATTTGAGGAAGTCGTTTAATTTTCTTGGTCAATGCACCGACATAGCCCGATGACCAATTTTGAAAGCGATTATCATCAAATAACCAATCGAGCAAAGAAGCCCAATCCTTGTACAATCCCTCATCAACTAATCGATTAAATAACTTTCCCATTATTTTAATAATTTACACTTCTTGTTTCTATCGCCGACTAAGATTATAATCTCATTTGCAATCTCAGTTACTTTGTTAGTATCATCTGACTTCACAGCCTCTGAAAGCTCATCAAGCTTGACAGTGATCTGACTTTCAACGGATGCAAGGGCATCGTTACTCATAGGATCGGAATAACGAATTGCTTCATAAACCTTTCTACACTCTGCTTTTACGGCTTCGGTTTTTGCACTTGCCATAAGAGTATCCGCATCGACCGTCAAGGATTTAATGAAATAGGTTTGTGTTTTTACTTTGGTATCAACGCGCTCGGTTTCATCAATGGCGGCAGCTGCTTTCACGACGGAAAGAACGTTTGCTGCAAGTACGATTGCACAAACGATCACACCTACCCAATAAGGCAGAGGAGATATGAGCATACACAGCCCGCCGACTATGAAAGAAACGATAAGTCCGATATAGCTGGTTCTGATTAGTGAGATATTATAGAACAGCTTCTTTGCACTGTCAGCCTTGAACGCCATATAAGAGCAGATAAGCTGTCCAATGAACATAACGGTAATGAATACGTAACCAATCCAAAAGGACGAGGTATATTTCTCCTGTCCTGCCCAGCCGACAGAGACAAACGCGATTACATTAAAGAGGGCAAGAAGCACTGCCCAAGCGATTATGTATAGATTAAATCTTTTCTTCATCGTCATATCCTCCATCAAAGCTTTTCGCCGCATTCAAGGCAGAATTTTGCACCAGGAACTACATCCTTGCCACACTTGGGGCAAACGGTAATGAACTTATGTCCGCACTCGGGGCAGAATTTGCCTTTTGCGACGGTGTTACCACATTCGGGACATACGATCATATCCGCAGGAACGGCAGGCGCAACCTTCTCGCCGCATTCCAAACAGAATTTTGCGTTTTTGGGAAGTGTAGCACCACATTTCGCACATTTTGCTTCGGGAGCAGGAGTTTCCGTGGATGTTGTAGGTGAAAATCCCTTGAAAATCTCGCTCATCTGAGGGGCAACCACGCCTGCGGCCGCCATACCAACGCCAAGACCTATCATATCGCCTGCGACTCCGCCACCACCGCTGATGGTCATATTGCCAAGGCCTTCGGCGTAAGCTTTCTGAACCTCAGTTTGGAGAACATCCTTCTGATTGTAGCCCTTTGCCGCCATAATCTCAGCCTCGGCAAGCCCAGCCATCTTAGTTGCCTGCGCATCTGCCTGTGCACGGATAAGGTCACGCTCCGCTTCGCGCTTGGCTACTTCGGTTTCGGTGAGCTGACGCTCCATCTCGACCTTGCGGCGCGCCGCAGTCACCTCTGCCTCGGCATCTGCCTGCGCTGATTTAACCAAAGCCTCCGCCTGAATTATTCTCGTTTGGAAGGAAATCGTATGTAGTTCCTTCATTCTCTTGAAATTGGGATCGTTTTCAGGAAGCGCAATATTTGTGATGTAGAACTGCGGAATTGTGAGTCCGTATTCTTCAAAGCCACCGATGATGCTTTGACGCATAATTTCGGAAAGCTTTTCAAGGCTTTCGTCAATTTCAAGAATATCGATATTGTTAGATTTAATAGCGTTTGACAAGTGAGCCTTTACAGCCGTAGAAATCAGCGGGCGGAAAGCGTTTTGAATTGACTTTGTAAAACCGACGCCATTTTCACCCCAAGCAATTCCGTGCATCGTTCCAACAAGCTTCAAAAGAAGCTTGCGAGAGTCTGCAACGGCAAGATTCATTTCTCCGCAAGCACCGATTTCAAGCGGAATGCCAAGATTGGGATCGAGAAATCTTACCTTGGAGTCTGTCCCCCATTTGACCGCCATTTGCACGGTCTTGTTGATAAAGTAGACCTCGCAATGAAAGGGCGTGTCTCCACCGATTGTTTTATTGATCAATTTTCCAAGCTTAGGAATGTTCTGCGTTTCAAGAGTGTGGCGACCTGCTCCAAACAAGTCAAGAGCTTCGCCGTTCATAAAGAAAATCGCCTCTTGACTCTCGTGAACGATAAGCTGAGTCATAGAATTGAAATCCTCGCACGGATGCTTCCATATAAAGGTGCTATTGTCGCCTTCATATTTGATAATATCTGCAATCTGTGCCATAATCTATTATCCCCCTAAGTTCAATTTATCAAATAGTGTACCTTTTGACATTACCGGACAAGTTTATGCTGTGTTCTGTCAGTTGTATATAAGTAGCTTTATCTCCGTCAATGTGTTACATTTTACATATTTCTTTTGTCCAATCTATTGACTTTATCACGATACAGCAGTATAATTAACCTAAAAGTATAAGACTGTCAAAAGGTACACTTTATGACAGTTGTTATTTATAATGTTAAATACAGGCAGGCAGCTTAGTTCACATAAAGCTGCCTGCCTTTTCACGTTTTCTCTCGCAGAAACGAATATCATGTCTCACAAATGACTTCAAAAACACAGACACCCGGAAAATTCCACAATGTGTCGGCGGGAGCAAGCCCCCGCCCTACGGGTTACGGTTTACCGTCTTGCCCGTAGGGACGCCCCTCCCGGGGCGTCCGAAAGCCTTGCCGTCGGGACTGGCTTACCGGAAGTCTGAACCTGACCACTGCAAGAAGTGCAAAAACCTGCTAATTTCTCACCCCCTCCTGCATGATCCGCCGCTCTCTCACTCTTCTGTAGAACGTGGCTTCGCTTATTCCGCAACGGTCCAGAACCTTGTCGAAAGGCAGCTTTTTCTCCTGCCAGTCTGAAACGATGCGGTCAAAGTTTTCCGGAACCGGCTTTTCCGGGCGGCCGAAGCGAACGCCTCTGGCCTTGGCGGCGGCGATGCCTTCGGCCTGGCGTTTTTTGATATTCTCCCTCTCGTTCTGCGCCACGAAGGAGAGTATCTGCAAAACCAGGTCGGCAATGAACGTACCCATAAGATCCTTACCCTGCCTTGTATCCAGAAGGGGCATATCCAGAACGCAGATATCAACGCCGATCTCTTTGGTCAGCACACGCCATTGCCGCTGTATCTCCTCATAGTTGCGGCCGAGGCGGTCTATGCTCAGTATGTAGAGCATATCCCCGGGACGGAGCTTTTTCACAAGCTTTAGATACCTCGGTCTTTTGAAATCCTTTCCGGACTGCTTGTCCACGTAGACGTTTGCCGCCGGAACCTCTGCCCGGCTCATGGCAAGCATCTGTCTGTCCTCGTTCTGATCCGTGCTTGAGACACGCACGTAACCGTAGACCTTCATTTTTCTCATCCTTTCTGAGGTGTTGTTATTATTATAGATGAAAAAAGAGCCACGCTCCACATTAATTACAATGCGGGAGTATGGCTCTTTTTTGTTGGATATCCCTCAGCCCAGACCGTAATAGGCGTAAAGCTCGCGCCGCTCCGACTCGCTGAGATCCGCCTGATCCACGAAGTTCTTTATCTCCGCCCTGTCGTAGCCGTCGGGATTGAAGAAGCGGGTCAGGTTTCTCTGCTCGTTGATAAAGTCCACGACACGGCTTATGTTGGAATAGTGCTTGGGCTCCTCGTAGTTACTGCCTCCGGGGTATCTCTGAGACACCGCGCTGACGTATTCCTCCCAGAAGCCCTCGCCAAACTGCTTTACAATGCCCGGGCGGATGGAATTTACGTATTCCAGAACCTGGGTGTAGGTCTTGTTCTGCTCCTGCATATTGGCAACAAGCCTTGTGGCAAGGTCAGCGGCAAGCTCCTTTTCGTAAGCGCCGACTGAGGTCTTGGCGCTCTGGGTCTTCGACGAAGCCGAGGATGAGCCGGTGCTCTTCTTTGTCCCTGAGGACGAGCTTCCGCCGCCTCCGGAGCTACCTCCTCCGCCGGAGACCTGTGCCTCGCTCTTTGCCTCTGCCAGCTTCAGCATCAAAAGCTCAAGCTCAGCCTGATAGGCAGCTTTGGCATTGGTGGTGTCCACGCCAAGGGCTTCAAGGGCTGAAAAATCCCCCATCTCCGCCGCGGCGTAGGCATCGTCAAGCTTTTCTCTGGCCTGCTTGTCCTTCGCGGCGGCAAGCTGTGCATTTCGCTCCCACTCAATGTCTGCCCGGCTGTCCCGGTAGGCCTGCTCTGCCTGTATCCTCTCCCACCGCTCTGCGGCGGCCTGGGCCTCCTGCTTTTGCTGGGCAAGGGCAAATTCCCTGTCCGCATCCGCCCGGGAGTCCTGATACTTCTGCCAAAGCAGGGCGTAGTCCCGGTCGGCATCGGCTCTGTCGGCCTCAAATTTCTGCTGGGCAAGTGCCTGTTCCCAGTCCGTGTTCAGCTGACCCAGCGCAAGCTTTGCGGCTTCGGCATCGGTTTTGGCGTTTTCCGCCCCAAGCTCTGCCATGAGCTCAAGCCCCTCAAGACGGTAGTTATCCTGAGCCGCGTGCCTTGCGGCCTCGCTTTGTGCAAGGCTTTGGGCGTACTGGTTTTCAAGGGCGATCCTTGCGGAATCGGAATATCCGCTGTTGTAAAGCCCGGATGATGCAAGGCGGTTTGCCATTGCCCGCTCCGTCCCCGCCTTTTGGGCGTAAAGACTTCTCGCCGCGGTGTCGTACTCTGCGTTGGAGGCCTCGGCGGCGGCGCCGATACGCTCCAGCCCCGCCACGGCATTGGCCTCGGCGGCGGATCTAAGCGCCGAGGAATACTGCTCTATCAGCCCGGAGGGAGTCAGATCCCCCTCCGAACCCAGAGCCGCGGCATACTGAGTGCCAACCGACCCCAGCTGACCTCCGTAGAGCTTTTTCACAGCGTCCGTCAGAGCTATACCGCCGGAGTCCGTGCGGACGTACAGCATTCCGTTGGTTCCGCTGTAGACCTCATCTTTCTTTTGTGCCATTTTATTCTCCTTAGTCTGTAAGTGTAAAATCTTCTCTGTCCACCCAGCCGTAAACCGTAGAACCCTCGCCCCAAACACGGACAAGGTGATATGGGTGGCGATATCCCCGGGCGATCTGGGTTATTTTTGCTTTTCCGGGCAGGCATCTGGGCCCAAACCGGGCGTTGGCGTGGGCAAAGTGGATGTTCCCGGTGAATTCAACGGTATCCCCCACCCGGGGCTCACGCTCCGCATCCTCCACCGGCTTTTCCTCCAGCCCGCCGTAGTAGAAGTTCTGATCCACGATATCACCTATGCCGGGAACGGTGCGCTCCCGCAGGAGATTGGTCTGACCTCCGAACTGCCACATGACAAGCCCCTCGTACTCCGGCTTTTTCGTACCCCAGCTTGCGCACCAGATGCGGTATTCCTTTCCGATGGTATCCGCGTCGAGGTAGTGCTCGAGCCAGTTTGGGTTGGTGTAGATGCCTGCGGTGTAACCTGCAGAGCGGACTCTGGCGCACCAGCTAAGGGCGATCTCCGTGCAGGTCTTCTTTCCCAGGGCGGCAACGCTTGCCTCCTCCATATCCAGAAAACAGGGCAGATCCAGCTCTTTACCGGCTATCCACCCCAAGAACGCCTCGGCCTCCCGAACGGCGTCCTCCGGGCTTTTGGCGTAGCTGTACTGATACGCCCCCATTGGTACTCCGGCCCTCAAAAAACCGGCGTAATGGGTCTCGAACATATTGTCCTTCTGGGTCGCGGCGTTCTTTCCGAAGCCCGCACGGATCATTGCGAATTTCACGCCGCCTTCTCTTGCGGCGATCTCATAGTCACAGTCCGTCTGCCAGGTTGAAACGTCCACGCCAAATATGGGCAAGCTTTCCGTCATTGTTCTTCTCCCTCCGTTTTCTCCGTTCCGTTCTTATTAATATCGGTCGCCGCAAGAATACCGTTCCATGCGGCGCTGATAGCCGCGGCAAATGCGCCCACACCCACGGCGACCGCAACGCTTTTCAGCTGCGCGTTGTTACCAAGGGCATCGGTGAAAAGCGCAAGGTTTGCCACAACCGAGGATATAAATGCCTCGGCAAAGGTCTTTGCCGCCCGTATCAGCAGGTCTTTCAGCTTTTCGTTCATATCTTATCTCTCTTTCTCTTATCTCAGCTCACAGCGGAATCGTGTCCGTGGGAGGTTCGGCTGTCAAATCTGTCCATTCGGTTCTGGGTCTGCAAAACACTCTCCTCCATGCGGGAAAGCCGGCTTTCCATTGCCGAAAGGCTTCTCTCCTGGCGGTCGGTCAAAATCTGAAGAGTCTTAATACCCTCCCGGATATCCGAAAGCTGTGTGATCATGGTTCCAAGCTCACGCTCCTCTGCGGAGAGCTTTTTTGTCAGCGCAAGCATAAATCCAAGCGCGGATATCAGCACGCCTCCCACAGCGGACAGAGCCGAAACAACACCGTACCAGTTCATAGTCTCAGATTCCGTACACAACGGAAAGCCCCACCGTCACGTCCTCAGAGGGCGTTACCGTCCAGAATACGCGAACAGTGCCGTCTTCGGGACAGGATGCCGAACGGGGCACCGCCTTTGGCACGGGGTCGCTTGCCGTCACAACAACGGGAAGCGACTCTCTTGCTCCGGGTACGGAGATATCCGTATAGGTCGAATTTGCCCCGACGGCCGCGCGGAAGCTTCCCATGCGGATGCCGGCAGAGCCCGAAAACCTCACGGCAATAGGTTCACCCTCGGCCTCGGAGGTGTCGTCTGTGAACAGCTCCGCCCAGCCGGACAGGGTATCGCTGTCGTCCCGGAGAAAAAGCTCGTAGTCCGTATCCGGCTCAGGTGTGAACCAAAGTGAAAATTCTCCGTCGTCCAGCTCGCGCATATCAAACTGCCCGGTGGTTATATCTCCGTCTGCCAAAAGCAGGCGGCAGGTCTTTCGGTAGGCATTTCCCAGGTTGGTAACTGTGACCTCGATTATCCAATGTCCCCTGCCGTCAAGCTCCGGGACTCCGCTGTAGCCCTCTATGCGGAAGTTTCTGCCGGTTGCAACGTAGGCAGGGATGTGGAACGAGGCTATCCGGTATTTCAGCCGGCTGCTGTCCCCGGTGATCCTGCCGTACATGCGGCCCTTTTCGATACGTCCGAGGGGCACTCCGGAATCGCATAGGTCTCCGTTTTCGTCCAAAGCCGCAAGGTTTCCGGACGTCGCGCCGCCGACCCTGTGGGCAGGCTCCCCAAGCTCATCTATGAGCTTATTGTATTTTGGCACCACGACTTTTTTTACAAGGCTGTCGAACCTCTCTTTAAGCTGTTTCGAAGACAAGAGCGGAACGTCGTCAAGACCGCTGATGTCTTTTCCAACGTAATCAGCAGAGGTATCAACTTTGTGATCCGTCAATGACATTTTATTCATCCTTTCAGTTTTTTGTCAGTATAATAGCTTCGGCTTATGCCCTGGCAAAGCAGGTCCTGTCCCAAAGCTGCGTTGGATATACGCATTGCAACGGTTCTGTACCTGCCGGGCTTTTTGCCAACGCCGATCATCACGGGCATTTTCGGGGTAACAAAGCTCCAGGCGGAAAAGTCCGCATTACTAAAGCTGAAGCCTCCCGATGGAGTAAAATCTGCGGCAGTCTCCCAGGGGGCGCTGTCGAAGCTGAACTCAAGCTTCAGCCTTCCCGATGCTCCGTCGTACCGCGTGAGCAGGGCGCACTGCCGTGAGACTGTCTTTTTCCACCTGTTCATAAGTCCGTCGTCGGACACAGGGGTCGTCCAATAGGCCTTAACAGGACTTACCGGGCGGTTTCCGGGATAGTCACAGAACATCCCCCGGTCGTCCCCAAGGTCGGTGCTGAACTTGCAAAGCTCGCCGTGTGCCGTACCAAAATACAGCTCACCGTCGGATTCGCACAGACAGCAGGCCGGAATTCCGTCCCAGAAAAAGCACTCGTAAACGTAACTGCTTCCGGAGTGTTCCCGGTAGGTCTTTGACTGTCTGCTGTCCAGAATATACGCCCTGCCGTTAACGCAGAGCACGTACCTTCCGCACCACTCTGCCGCCACCGCCGAGGAAAGGTCTGCCTCTTCTCTGAGCCTTCCGTCCACAAACCAGCTTCGGTTCTGAACGGCGGCGTGCTGGGTGACCTGGCTCACCGCAATGCCGCATATCCCGTTGTGCCGGGATAAAAACAGGGGTTCATCCCCGAGATTTGCCATAGTTTTGTCAGATATTCCGCCAATGCCGGAAGCGCCCTGGGTAAGGGCAAAAACGGCGCGGCCGTTCCCGTCCAGACCCCCGCTTCGCAAAAACAGCGACGCGTCCTGGTCGTTCTGTTCCTTAACTATCACCTGGTAAGAACCAAGTCTGCGGTATCCCACAACGGCACAGCTGTCCGAGCCGATGCGGGCAAAGCTGTCATCGGGGATATAGGTGGGGTCAACGTTGTATTCCGGAGCGGAGATCCCGCAGTGCCAGTCCGTGTTTTTCAGACGGGGATTCCCCGTAAAAAACAGTCTGTCGGAGTCGGCGCCGCCAATGCCGTACACCCCAAGGACGCGGCAGTTTTCGACGGACTCCCTGTTTCCGGGAATATGTCTGCGATAGACGATCTCAACGTTGTCCTGCCCCGGGACCTCCGGCTTTGCCGGAGCCCGCTGAAAGGTGACCGTACGCTTTCCCATGTCCTCGCAAAAAGCCACGGGTCTTCCGTTGACCAAAGCCGACTCGATGCCGTCAAAGCCTTCGGTGTCGACGGTGTAGGTCTTCGTCACGCCGTCCCCGGCGTACAGTATCCGCCTCTTGTCAGACAGCAGGTTAACTGCCTCGAACAGGGTTCCGGCTCCGCTTTTGGGATCGCAGGCCAGCTTCACCGTGGGAACGTAGGCAATATCACTCACAGGACGGACGGCGTTCCCGTCAAACATGAGATATTTGTTGCCGGTGAGTATCCAAAGCCTGTCTCTGCACACAGCCGAGCTTGAGGGTCCCGAGCCGACGTCCGATGCAAGCAGCTTCGGTTCCGGACCGTGGAGCCAAAGTGAGCTTCCCGCGTGGACAATCAGCCGAGCCATTCCGCCGTATTCAAACCGGTGGATGCCGTTTATCCTTTTTCCGTAAGATCCAACGGTTCGGTATCCCGGGCGCTTTGCAAGTCTGCCGGCTCTGTCCACGTGACAGTTCACCGCATCGGGACTGCGTTCCGGCGAGACCTCATGGGGAGGGGATGAAAAATCCACACCTCTGAAGTCCCTGTGATCCCTCCTGATAAGGCTTTTTCCGTAAGAGCCCTGTCTTCCGGGTATTTCCAAAGGTCTCAGCTCCCTTCTTACGAATAGTGATCTTCAACGGTCAGGGTGGTCCTGTCCCTGTGGGACCGTTTTGCGATCTCGTACTCAACGCTGTAAAAATTGTGAAGGGTTCTGTCCTCCTCGTCGGCCACAAGCCGGCATATCAGCCCCAAAAGCATATCCCTCCGCACAAGCTCTTCTTCATAGGGCACCTCGGCATCAAAGCTCTCACAGCGAGGAACGGTTTCCAGGGGCTCTTTTCCGGCGGCGAGACGGAGTCTGTTGTTCAGATCCCAAAGCTCTGCCAGAACAAGGTCGGTCATTCCCCGGGCAAAGGTCTCACGCCCCTGTCTGTCGCTGTATTCCAGAATGCCCAAAGCTCCGTCCAATAGCTCTCCGTAGGTCATAATTTCAAATCACGCTCCTTTTTTCTTTGTGCATGCCCCCGAGAGACACAGCTCGTCGGGGGCATGCGGAAACTGATATGGTATTACTCCATCATGTGAGCTCTCACCACAAAGAGCTCAATGGGGCGGACGATCTTCGCGCCGTAGGTATCCAGCACCTTGACGGCTTCGCCGAACTGGAGCTCGGGCTCGTAGGGGATAACTCTGTGGATGCCGCCGGCAAAGGCAATGGCCTTTTTGGTGCGTACCATAATGTAGTCATCCAGACCGTCGTTGTAGAGGCAGTTGGACATAACGATGTGGGCACCCTTGTATCTGCCGACCTCGCCGTTGCCGATGAGCTTGGGGTTGTCGGTGGAGAGGGAGATCACCTTGGTGCATATCTTGTCGTAGAACCAGGGGGGACACTCCACAACAATGTCGTCGGCAGTGCGAACGCCGCACTCCCAAAGGGCGACGAGGGCGTTGTCGATCTCGGCAACAGCCTTGTCAACGGTGTCAACAAGGGCAGAATCGCTCATGTTTTCACTACTGTTGGCAAGAGAGCCAATGTACATATCTCTCAGCTCCGTAATGCCGTCGGCGGCACCGTCGATGAGGATCTGCATGATGTTCTCGTCGCTCTGAGCCGCGTCGATGGAGTCCACAAAGAAGTTGGCGTACTTGTACTGGTCGATGTCCAGATAAACGCCGGTGTCGATGGGGCTTTCGGCAACGTTGATGCTCTTGCCGGGGATGTAGGTGTTGATGGTGGGACGCATTGCGCCGACGATCTTAACGCGCTTGCCCTCGCCAACGTCGCCCTGGAACTGTCTGTTGCAGTTAGCCTCCAGAACACAGCGTCTCTTCAGGGCTCTTTCAATGCCCTTTGCCCAGATGGTTTCCTTAAAGTTTTCAAATGCCATAAATTAACATCCTTTCTTTTTCTTTTGGTGGAAGGCCATGCTTCTCACCGCTTTTTCCCAGACGTCGTCGTCCATAAGTCTGTCTCCGCCGTTTTTCAACAGGGAATCCAGCTCCGCCTCGGAATAGTAGCTTCCGCCGGAGGCTCCCGTGTCGCCGAGACTTCCAACGGCCTTTTCTCTGTTTTTGCCGTTCTGTTCACCTGCGGCAACGGAGTTTTTCAGCCTGCTGATCTCATGCTTCTGGTATGCAACGATGAGATCCGTGCCGTTTCTTATGTCCGCAACAACGTCTTCGGGAAGATGGGTGACATCCGGATAAAGCTTCTGAAATTCCGAAACCTTCCGTTTTATCTCCTCTTCCCTTTTTTCTGCGGCAAGAGATGCCATTCTGGCGTCCCTTGCCCTGTCCGCCTCTTTTTTAAGGCGGACGTGCTCACGGGCCAGCTCCGAGGGCATGCCCTTTTCAACAAGAGCGGCCTCCTCTGCGCCGTCACGCTCGCTTTCAAGCCGGTCAAGGAACTGCGCTCTGGTGAGACCCTCGGCAGCGGCGCGGCTGTCTAAAACGCTGAATTCTCTGGAAGCTCTCAGCCTGTCCCGCTCCGATACCACCTTGTCGTAGTTCATGCCCTTCTGGGCGGCGATCTTGAGCTCGTCGAGGGTGAGCTCCTTTATTTCGCCGTTGTACTTGATCCTGTGCTTTTCCTCTGCCTTTTCCCCCTCAACAGCATTTTCTCCGGGTGCGGAGATCGGCTGTTCCCCCGCGCCGGGTTCGGTTGCCCGGGTGTTTTCAAGGGGCTCGGCGGCAGAATTTTCCATTGTCATGTCAAAGCCGGTATTGCTTTCCATGGGGTTCTCCTTTCGTTTATGCCAAACGGTTCGGGTCTGAACCGTCTATGCCTGTGTTTTGTTCTTTCAGTTTTTTAAGTATGGTCTCCCGGTTTGGCACAAAGCCCTCGGGAAGGCTCTCGATATAGGTCGCGGCGTCGGAAATAATTCCAAGCCGGTAGAGATTGTCCAGGGTCTGGATCTGGGTCAGCTCGCTCCAGTAGGACGAAGAGCCCACGTCGATCTTCAGCTCGATAGCCTCGGGCACCACAGCGGAGAAGTCGAAATACAGGTACTGTTTTTCTCCTCCGTCCGCGGGTCTTGCCTTTACCGTGCGTATGCCGTAGTCTGCGCGCATCATGTCGATAATGATCCGCACACAGCTTTCAACGAAGTCGAAATATGCCAGCCGCTGAAGCTGCAGGGGCACGGCGTTTGCCTTTTGCACGGCGATAATTGCCGAGGTATTGTCCGGTCTCACCGTGCCCAAAGCCGCATCGGATGCGCCGATGCACTCCTTGGTATACTGCACGGTTCTGTCCACCAGCTCAAACACCTGGAAGCTCATGTCCCCCGGACGGAAGGCCGAAGCAATGGCGTCGTTGGGGTTACCTCTTACGCCAACAGCCTGGCCAATGCGGTTGGTCCATTTTGAAACTCTGGTCTGGTCGTAGAGCATGGTGGGGAAGGCGCAGAGCTTGACGTACTGCATTGCCATCGCCCAAAGACGGTTTATGTATATCTGGTTGGGGATAAGCCCCGTGATCACCGCCTGGCCGTGGTAGGAGCTGCGTATCTTTTCCCAGCTCATGTAGGCAATGGGGTAAAGGGAATATCCAAGCCTGCAGGGCTTTTTTATGATAACACCCTTTGCCACCTTGCAATACCAAACCTCACCGTCCTCCTTCCAGAATCTTGTGAGCACCGTGACCAGATTGTTTCTTCTGTCCAGCTCCTCGTTTGCATATCTGCCGTGTTCCATATCCGGAATAAGGCTTTCCGGATCACAGCCGCAGCTTTCCGCAAGGGCAAATGCATCTGCCTTCAGCATTCTCTGAACGGCGATTATATAGGGCTGGCTCTGAACCTGGGAGATATAGGGGTTGCCGAAGATTACCTTCGTGTTGTCCAGAACCTCCGCCCTTATCTCTCCCCTGGTCTCTCTGCCGGTGTCCACGTCGTTGTCCATGTAAAAATAGATACATCCGTCCCCGTCCACACAGCAGTTGCGGAGCATATCTCTGAACTTTTCCTTCAGCCCCGCACGTTCAACAACTCTGCCGATCTCGCCGGAGAGCACACCTGCGGAAAACCTTTCAAGCTCGCCCTCTTCAAAGGGCTCAATGTTCACGGCGATGTCGTCGGAGGCGATCATCGCAAGAAAATAGCTGACACAGCGCTTCAAAACGTTAAGCACAGGCTTTTCAAGGTCGGGCGCATTAACACCCTCCCACTGATTGCCGATAAAAAAGTTTTCGTTCTTTCTTACGGTCTCGTAAAGGCCTATGCTCTCGTTGTAGTCAACACCGTCGGAATACTCCCGCCATATCTCGTCCGCATTGGCTTTGAATTTACTTTTCAAGGGACAACTGCCCCCTTTCGGTTCCGTCGTAGTTCATAATGTTTTCGTACTGTCTTGCCAGCCTTATGCTCTCTCTGTCCGGCGGCTCCGGGGTCGGACGGAGCTCCGGCTGTTTTGGGGAAGGCTTTTTTCTCTGTGCCATAACTCCCCAAAACAGTCCCGCTCCCAACCCCGAGGCCGCTCCAAGACAGAACATAAGCAGGGCAAAAACCATGTCGGTTGCTGTCATAAGCGATACCTCTCGTCTTTCTTTTTTTAGTAGTCTGCGTAAATAAACTGCTCCGACCTGTCCGGCTCTGCCGCCACGTCCGGGCTTGAGCTGCCCCGGTCCGCAAGGAAATACCTCAGTGCATCCGGGGCATGGGTTATGGGGTGCGGCGTCACCGAAACGTCGTTGTAGTTTGCCTCAGAGTGCTGTAAAAGCGGCAGGCTTCGAATCAGATACCGGCACTGTGAAAAGATCTTCAGCCGTGAGGTCCTGTTTCCCATTTCGTCCTCAATGGGGCGAAGCCACTCTTTAACAGCCTGCCATCCCGCAACGCGCTGGGCTCCGGCCTTTACAACGGGCACTCCGTGTTCCGCAAAGATATCCGCAATGCCAAGCCCCGAATCCTTCTGTCTGTTCCAGATGTCCGGGGGCGCAAGAAAGGCGGATATCTCCTCATCTCCGGACAGCCTCAGTATCTCGTCGGCGGCTTCCCCTGCGATAAGGGGTCTGCCCCCGTCGGCGGCATTGTCCCGTCCGGAGCAAAACTCCCGGTAAACGTAAGCCCTTCCCGTTGAGTCCGAGGCGATCCAGAGCACGGCCAGCATATCCAGCCCGTAGTCCAGGGACACCGTCCGACGCCATTCCGGCGGGATATCAAAGGGCTCGCAGACGTGTATGTCCCTTGAAAACTCCGGAAAGAACTGTCCCTCGAAGATGTCCCAGTCTCCGTCCAGAAGAGCTCTTCGCTCTCTGTCCGGAAGCTCGTTGAGCCTCTCAAGATAGCCCGGGTCGGACTTCATGAGAAAGAAATTGTCCCTCACCGTTGCGGGAATGTAGAGCCTCGTTCTGCCCTTCACGGAAAACACCTCTCCCGGAAGCACTCCGGAATCAATGAACCGCTCTTTGACAAAATCGTGACCCACACCCCCGGGGTTTGTGGAGCATTTCATTCTCTTTGGAAACCCGTTAGCACCCCTGATGCGGCTCAGCATATAGGTGTACTGAAATGCGGTGAAGTGGGTCAGCTCGTCGAAACGTATAACGTCGTATTCCGCAGACTGATACTGCCGCACGTCGTCCTCTCTGGCGCAGTAGCCAAAGTCCACCAGCGACCCGTTGCAAAGCCTGAGCACGTGCTCGGTTCTGCTGTATTTTCCCACAGAGGGCGGGATGATGTCCGATGCAATGCGGAGTATACTTTTTTCAAGCTCACCCAGAGTGCGTCTGAGGATGAGCTGCTTTGACCCGGGATATTTCAGCCCAAAAATAAGGCTGTCCACCACCTGGCCATAGCTTTTTCCGCCTCCTGCCGCGCCTCCGTAGAGCACCTCGTCCGCATCTGCGTCGATGAACTGCCGCTGTCTTGGAGTTATGGTGAGGTGAAGATCCATTCTACTGATCTATCACCTCGATCTCCACACGGCTCAGCTCATCCACGGAAAGCTTCGCATCCCGTTTGAAAAACCCAAGGCACTGCCCCAGAAGCTCAAGGGCCTTCATGGCTCCCCGGGAGTCAAACTTAAACTCCCCGCAAGCGCCGTCCTCGCCCCGCTTCGTCGCAGGCTCGATCTGCATACAGCGCTCATAAATGCGTATGAGCTCAAGACAGATCCTCTCCTGGGTATAACCGCAGGCCTTCAGCCTTGTCTCTGCGCGGGTACGGATGTACTCCGTCACAGCCTCACTTGAAAGCAGCCTTTCCGCCATGCGCTCTGCCTTTTCGCCCTCCGGAGCAAGCCCCGCCCTTACAACAGCCAGAGCCGGCTGTTCTGAGCTGAGCTTCTCCAGCTCGGCAACAAAGAGAGCCTCTTTTTTCTTCAGCTCGCTCAAAGCAAACCTCCTTTTCTCTCGCACAAAATGCGCACGCCGGGACGGCAGATTTTTTCGGAGGCAATGCCTTTGTTGCAAGCCGCAGGTCAGCTATATCTGAACCCCGCCGTACATGACCGTTGCAAATCTTGTAATTGCCGTCTCCCTGTATCTGTAAACAGAAGACATGCACACTCCAAGTTTTTTCATAAGCCGGGGAATACTGTCCTTGCCGCGGTTTATGTAAAACGCGGCAAGCACAGCTCTGTCCTCTTCGGGCAGGGCGCCAAGACAGACGTCCATCCCCTTAAGCCAGCGTTTCAGCCATGAAAGTTGGGCTTCCATCTTTCGCTTTCTGTAACGATAGGACTCCTGCATATTATCTGTGGCCAGGTCTATCCTCGCATCCAGCTCTGAGATCTTTCCTTCAAGGCTTACTATGCTCAGCTTTCTCACGTTGTAGAGCCTGAGTTCGCTTTCAGCTTCCCTTTTGCAATCCAT